AAACTTCTTCTAAAGTAGGAATAATAATTTTGCCTATATCTTTCTTTTCATTCTTTCTTTCTTCTATTGTAGGTAGTTTGCGTTTACTTAATGTAGTACCTTGCGTTTCCTCTACCCCTTGATAATCCTCGTATTTTGTAATGTTTATAAGGGTTGTGCTTTGTTTACCTTTTCCTATAGTTGTTATAACAAGCATTTTATCACTTTCAAGCATTTTAAAGAAGGCAGAAACGGTCTTTGGAGTACATCCAAAAATGGTTGCCCAAGTTCGTAAACTTTTAGCAGATTGCCCTCTTTTAATTTCAATTAATTGTAATCCTAACTGCATCTTGCAAGGTTTATGATTAACTTCTAATAGCATTATTAGCCACCACTGGAACTTAATAGGGTCTGACCATATCCAATGTTCCTTTAATTTTCGGTGTATTTTAATCCAGCCTGCACTCATAAATTTTAAAAAAAAGAATCCCATCGGGAGAGAGTTTCGACAGGATTCGGGTTATTAATATAACCGTTTTTTGATAATATCTAACAGGCTCTCTCCTTCCTATTAGGTATCTTAATACATTGCAAATATAACTATTTTCTTCTTAATTTAAAGTATTTTTCTAATCTTAATGTTAAGGCAAATTTGCTTATTCCGTACTTATCAGCGTAGTGTTGCATACTTAAGCCATTGTCCAGGTAATCTGCTAAAAAGATAGGAAATAGCTTATCTGCTCTAACCGTTACCTTTTTGATATGGTTATGCTTTGTCTTAACACCTCTTGCCTTAAAGACCTTTCTAATATGCTTCTCGGAGATATTATACTTCTTGCTTAAGTCTTGAATGGTTATGTTATTCGTTTGATAATCTTCTATGTAATCCATATCTTTTAATTTATTTTGCACCTTGCACTTGTTGCACTTGTTGTATTTTGCACTTGTTGCATTAGTTGCACTTAAAGAGCATTAACAGCAATATCAAACTTTTTTCGTAAATCTTTATCTACTCTTAAAATGTTAATTGCCATATTTAAAACCATTGCTTGTGTTTTTTTATATTTTACTTCCTGGTTTTTATTTTGAATATTAACATACCCATAATCATTTGCCAAAACTGAAGAAATAATATTAACATCCCCATTTAAGCCTAAAAGCAAATCGCCTTGTTTTGAATTGTGGCAAATAATAAAAAGTGCATCGTCTTTAGTCATTTGTTCTTCAAACTTATCAACTGCATTGTGTAAATCTAATCTGTAATCCATAGTTTTATGTTTAGTTTTGGTTTTTTAATTTATTTAAAATACTAACGCTGCTCGTTAGCACTTGGGTGTTAATCTCTGCTAAAATTGTAAAACTTTCCCCTAATATTGTTCGCAGACACCTCTTATCTTTGGTGCAAAAAGAACGCTTGCAGCAGCACCAATTTCTTTAATTAAAAGGGTAAACTATTGTCTTCTTTAGGTGCTTCTTCTAACTTACCTAATCCCCAAACTACTTTACCATTACCCATATAAGTTTTAGGTGCTTTAGCATCTCTTTCTTCTTTAGACTGGCTTAAAGTAATTGAAACATTGTTACCAAACTTATCGTTCTTATCATCTACTATGATAGATACATTTAAGTATTTGTCTTTAATTAATTTTGTTCTGTCGATTTTTGTTACATCAATAGATGCGTTGATAATTGTTGCCATTTTATTTTTTTAAAGGTTTATAATTCTTGTTCCTAATTTTGCCTGTATCTCGGCATCGTATTTCTTAAGCCATTCTCGGCATTGTTCTACCTTGTCTATAATCTCTTGCTCTTTGTCTAAATCTCGTTTAAACTCGTAGCTTACCCAGCGTTCAAAGTCTTCTAAATGTGAGTAGCTTACTTTAGTGCCAAAATTAGCAGCAGCAGGAGTATCGCCAAGATAATAGAATAATGTAGCAAACTCTTTATTGCAAAGCATCATATAGCCAATTAATTGCCACTGGTAATTTGTATCAAGTTCTAAAGCTGAATCCAATAATGTTTTTCTATTCCAAGAACACTTGGTGTCAATAATAGAGTTCTCAAGGATTACATCGGGAGTACCTACTAACCATTCGTTAGCATAAATATCTTCGTTCTTATAGGCTTTAATACCACCATATAAAACTTTGGATGCAAACTCTATTGCTTCGTTTTCTAATAAGATACCTTTGGTTAAATACTTAGAATCAAGTTCTTCAGTATCTCCAGCATACCAATTCTTAAGGTAAGTTATGCAAGTTTGCGATAATTCGCCTGGCTTCTTTGACTTGCTCATTAGTTTCCCTAACGATGAAGGTCTTGCTTTAAAGTATTTCATTCGGCTTAACAGTTAAAAGTCTTAAAGTCTCTGCATCCATAGAATAGCGTTCTTGAATAGCAATTAAATTCTTTGCATCCTTTAGGTAGCCTGCTCTACATTTGTCAAACAATTCAGTACCTACTTTTAAAGTTGGCTTAAGTTTTTCCTCGACCATCTTAACTGCATCGTGCATATTTGTTGCATCAGCATCTTTAGTATCATCAATAAGGAATAAACCATTAAGAGCATATTTCCGAGCATAACTGGAACTCGCACCAAAACTCTGTGCAATATCCATACCCTTGCGATTTGGCTCAATACCAGCAGAAGCCGAAGCATTAAATTCTTTACCATCTTTATCAAAAAATTGAATGTAAGTTTCGCAGAATATTATTCCTGCTTTCTCTTGGACACTATCCGATATTATCATAGTACATTCGTACTTAAGTAATAAAGGTTTAACGGCTTCCAATATATCCTCTGTTGAGCGATACTTGTACTTACCAAAAGAATTAAATTGATTTTTAGGTGCTTTTAGCTCCGATTGAATTTTTAATAGTGACATAGTTTTAAGTTTTGGTTTTTAAAGATACAATTTATTTTATTAAATTTAAGTAATTATTTTTAATTATTTGCTTCGAAATGTGATGCTCGTAATCGTTTGTAACGCTTTGAATTTCAGCTTCTTTAACTTTATTTATAAGATACATTGCCTGTACTGATTTGCAGTAGTTTCTATCTTCTAAAGTTTGTTTATAAAGCCTTTTTAATTTGTCCAGCTTACTTTCCTTCGGCGGATTATTTACGAATGTGTGTACGGTTATAATGCTCATTATCGTGGTCTACAAATGTTATACAATGTATTAGCAAAAGTAGATTGACAAGCCAACACTGGCTGCTTTAATATTGCTAAAATCAACTCTTCGTAATTCTCGTTGATAAACTCTTCGACATCTTGGGTAAAGTAAATAGGATTTTCTGCTTGTTCCATAGAAGTAGGGTCTAATTCTATCTTTACCTGACCTCTTGAAATATCGTAGTTTTCTAATACCCAAAAGCGTAAATCAGCTTGTTTGAATCTATGGTGGTAAATAATAAAACCATCGGTGTATTCGGTATAATAGGTGTTTTGATAGTCTATCTCAACTATGTTAATATCTTGGATAATTGGGTTTTTTAACTTTTTCATTTCTTTCTTGTAATGGTTAAACAATTTTTGGTTAATTCTTTGCAGGAGTATAGTTTCCCGTTGTAACTTTTGTAATACGATAGTAAAGACCTGATTCGGTTGCCTTCTCGTTTGTCTACTTGCATAGTCTCCCCTATGCTAAGCAACTTAATTTGTAGTGCTTGTTCTTTCTGGTAAATCATCTAATAATTGTAAGGCTCTTTTAAATACTTGGATTCTTGCGTACACTTGTCTTGATTGATAAGGGTCTTTTTGTACACTTGGTAACTGATTAGTTAGCTTGTTAATTGCATCTTTTAAGCCTTGCTCAAATGATGGTTCTTGTGGGTAGTTTATCATTTCTTTTGTTTTGGTTCAACAAATATCTTAATTAAGATTATAAATCCAAACATTATTTTAATAAAAGCCACAAATAAATCATAACTTGCTGATAATCAAAGAGAATAATTTTAAAGTTTTTTTAGGATAAGGTAAACAATTACTCCAATACCTAATAAATAGAGTAAAGTGTTATTTCCTTTAGGTTTTTCTTCTTGAATCGTGGTTTTATCCACCTTAATAGCCTTGTTTTCTTTCTTATCGATTTTAAGGCTCTGTAAGCGCTTACGCTCCTTGATGTGCCTCTTTATATGGATTGCCTTTAGTTTGTGCTTGTAATCGCCTCTAATAGCTTCTAAAGGTGTAACTTGATGGTTTACTAATGTATCAAAAAT